ATCGCCCTCATGAAGTAATCTGTCATCGTTGCATAAGTCGCAAGTAACCATTGATGGCTCTACTTTTACTCCGTCATCTGTAAAGGTGGCAGTTAAGCCGGAGCCATCGATAATTTGTAATTCACCCATTTATTCACCTCCTTTGAAATACCATTTTCCATTAGCGGTAAGTGTTGCCCAATTTGGTGGACATTCTTTTGCTTTACAAACATATCCATAGTAAGGCTTACCTCCTTTTGAGATTCCTTCTTTCAAAATATGACCATGCTGGCATGCAGGTGGCTCATTAGGTATTGCTGATCCGATCTGATCTACAACATCACCAACAGACCAAGCAACAGGTTCAGGCTCTTTCTTATCAGCTGCAAAACTATCTCTTAGGATTGTTTCAATTTGTGCTGACTTTGATCCAGCCTTGCCATACATATTTTGGCGGCTTTCTAGCTTGTCCTTGAATGATGCAGGTGTCGAATTAACAACCTTTGTCATTTCCTCCTTAGATGCTCTTTTGCCTTTAGCAGCAAAACCTGCATTTGCAAGCGCTCTGCCAATCGCTGAAGTTTCGCAATTCTCCAACGCAGAAGTAGCATTGACACCTCGATCCGAAATGATTTCAAAAGCAAGTCCAGTCGCACATGGCTTTGGGTCGGCTTCCGTTTTGAATAATTTACAAAATACAATGAATCGAGTGTTTGATGCCTCAATGAGTTCAGTTTCGATTCTGTTGTCTGGGAATTTTGCATGCCACTTCTCCAATCTTGATTCAACTGTTTCGTAATCCTCTAAATTAAATGCCATTATTAATCCTCCCAATTTTCATCTTTGACTGCATCGAGCACGGTTTTATAGACAGACCCATAGGCAATGAAGTCCTTGATACTGTCCTCATGGTCTGGAGTTTCACTAAGCCTAGAAACCTTGACGAGTGCCATACATAATGCAGCTTGGTGTGGTGTGATAGGGAAATCGAGATATGCAGACCAAAGACCTGCAATTCGTTTGTGGTTATAGTAAGGATGTCCGTAGACACTTCCACGCTGTTGGATCGTAGTAATGACCTCATCAAATAACTGCTCAGTTTTTGTCATAATCAAAGACTTCATCTGACTGCTGCTTAATAGTAATCATTCTGCGGTGCATATCCCAACCCGTTGCACGACCACGCCAATAGCCCCGATTGTAAATTTCGGTTTGCCATAAATTAACTGCATAGGCTAATAAGCCCGTTGCTATCATGAACCATAAAACTGTAAGTCCGTTGATTTTCATGCGTTCACCGCAATTTTGTCAGCGTAAGCCAATTTCCAATCAAAGCCATTTGCATCATCAATTGCATAAGCAGCTTTAATTCTTTCAGAATGAATCTCTGACGCTCTATGACCTGATGGTCTTTTGCAACTTAATCCCGCTTTTGCAGAACATGTTGGACATTCCAAGGATCTTGGACAAATATCGCCACGAGTAATGCCATCGCACCATTCGCATTTTCTTTCATTTGACTTCATGTTGCTCCCTTACATATCCACAGACGATCTGTGAATACATAAAGTTTGACCTAAATCAAGTCTTTTATCTACCTGACCTTCGGCGTGTTCTATAACGATTAGATAACGCTAAGATCCTCAAAATCATCGATATGGTCATCAATCGTGCGTTCGTGATAATCGGTTTCAAGACCCATAAGTCCGTCTATTATAGGTAAATGACCCGTCATGATTGACCGGAATCAATTCGACTTGATGCCCTTTATTGCCAAAACTGAGCACAGTAAAGCCCATATTCCAATCGGCTGAGTTATATTTTAAATAATTAGCCTTACGCATATCCATGAGGTGACCGGCTTCTATGCCCCAAATCGTTGAATAACGCCCGTTTAAGCCAGTTTGGTGTCGGACGGCACCCTGCCTATGGCTATGCCCACAAACTACGCTAGAATGCCACTTTTTACTAAGATTTAAGGCAGTTATACCGGCATGCTTAGACATGTTGCCTTCATCGCCATGAGCCAAGTGCCAGCCCTTTTCAAACTCATAGGCTCTTTTATGGAATCTGATCCCTAAGCTGCTGAAATCCATAAATTTGTCATAAGCCAATTCGGGTAATCCAATAAGTGATGGCGCACCTTTAAGTAAGGTTTGATAAATTCGATCTGTGTGATTCGATCTAACTATATCGGTCGTGCCTAGATCGTAAAGTATTTCTTGCCCAAGTTTTCTTTCTTCATCAAGTGTTTCAGCAAATTCTAACTTCGTATTTTTTGCCCAACGACTTTGTGAGCCGAGATCCATTTCATCTCCGACATTTAATACAAAATCAAACTTCTCACGCCTTGCCATTTTAATCAGATTAGAAACTGCTTTTGGATGATGCAGAGGAATCTGCAAGTCAGGCGTTACAAGATACCTACGATTGACCTTAATCGTCATCCTCATCGTCGGTTGGATCTATGGAAGGAATAATCCCACCATCGCCTACGACCCAATTCGGAAATGTTTTTACTTCAGTCATAAGCCAAAAAGCATGTTCAGGCGTAAATCCTGCTTTTCTAGCTGCTTTGTAACATTCGTGCAAAGCCAAGTAATGCTGATCGATTTTGCTTAATGGCTCAGGAGTTTGGCGAACGACACGACGATTGATCTTTTTGCGTTTGATAGGTTTTCGAGTGTTCGCCATAATTAAAATTATCGCTTACTAATTAAAACAAACAGATCATCGACACGCTGTTCAAGTCTTGTAATTTGATCCTTGATTGAACTTCCAGAATTGGGTTTCAATTCTTGTAAGTAGGATTTAATAACCCAGCGCAGACCCAGCAATAAACTTGTAGATACGGCGGACACGCCAACGGCTATACCAACCCATTCGTTGGCTGTCATTTCGCATTAAGTCCATAATCAGCTTCTTTGCCGGACTTTGGATCAAGTGCCTTAGCAAGAGGTGCAACCAATGCTCCAGCAAGGATTGCAAACTCTGGTCGGATGTCAGCGACAATTGCCAAAAGGACAGTAATGCCAGAAGCAGCCACAGCTCTTAAATAAGACTTAATTGCAGCCTTGTGTTTGTTTGATAGTTTCATGCGTTGCCTCCTAGTAGTGGGATGTTAAAGAACTCTCCTGTTTGTTTTGGATGAAATGAGATATGGATATGTTTGGTGTGGGGATTTATGCCTTTGTATTTACGCCATCGGAAGTTCAATAGTTTGCTGGCAATATGATGATTGTGAATAACATATTTGATCCGCTTATCTGTTTTGCCAGCAATGCGTATTTGATCGGCAAGGTAAGCAGATATGCCTTCAGCTGCACCAAGATCTGCCGTAATATCGATAGCACAAACCTCACCCGAAGGTAAGGCGTTGTGATCCGATTTTACTTTTTGATGCCTAGCGTCTGAAATCCAACCATCTGATTTTCTAGACCTATCAGGAAAACTGTCATCAATCTGCTCACGCAGTTGCACAGCTGCTTTAGATAGGTAGGGTTTCATCGGCACAATTCCTCAAGATTATGCTAAGAGTAATTTAGCCTCATCGGCAGTTATGCCTAAACGCTCAAGTAGTTCAGCCTTAGCCTGTGCTTTCGCTTTTTCTATTTCAAGCAATTGTTTTTGTTCTGCTCTTAAATTTGTTGTAAGGGCAAGTTCATCATCATTCATTTCACGATCAATAATTTCATCTCCGTCAATAATGCGTATTTGTAATTTTGTCATTTGATCTCCTAACTTAAGGTGTATCCATAGATGTTGGCTGTGCCTGTGCAAGTTCCTGAACTGGTTGTTAATGTAAAAGCAGTATAGGCAGTTGCGTCATCAATAAAACCAACCCCAGATGCTCCATCGCTTCCTGATGATGTTGTTGTATTTCGTCCTGCCACATTCCAAAAAGTTCTTTGTGTTTTATTAGGGTTTATTAAATAGAAAATTGCGCCTCCGCCATTTGCGGTTGCATAAATACCACGATTGATACTGGAAGCATTATCCATACCATAACCTGAAACACTTCCGTTATTACCAATACCCACAAATCCACCATAATAACCAGTACTAGTTGAACCAAGTGTTAAATATAAAGTTATAGATGCACTACCTACTAAATTTGATAAAACAATTTGATAAGCGTCATAAGTAGAACTAAAAACATTGCTAAAAGTTGTTGCACTTCCAGACAATGAACCTCCAGTTATGCGTGTAAAGGCACCACTACCAGCAGCACCCCATTCAGGGGCGGTTGCGCCAGAATTTACTTTGAGAACTTGACCTGCTGTTCCAATTGCTAATCTGCCTAAAGTATCAGCCGCAGTTCCATAAACTAAATCTCCAGCAGCATCAATAACTGTATTTTGAGTATCGCTAACATATTTCAAACCTGTTGTTTCACCACTTGCTGCAACCAGCCTGTGATTGTTAGTTCCAACAGATAATTTATCAAAAGTATCCGCACCGGTTCCAACAACCAAATCACCTTTTGCATCAAACTCTGTTGCAACTGTGTTTGTTAATGTAACTGATCCTGATGAACCACCACCACTTAATCCAGTTCCTGCAACAACTTCAGTTATATCACCAACATCATTTGTGATCCAAACAAAATCCATGTCGGTGTTTGAATTCTTTGACAATATCTGACCGGTTGTGCCACCTTCAAGATCTTGCATAGATGTATCAATTGCTTGACCAAGTGTGCGGATAGCAGCTGCGCCATCCTTAACCAGATCTGTGTCGTCCGGTGTTTCCCATCCAAAATAAGTTGTGTTTGCCATATTAGGCTACTGCTCCAATCGCATTTTCCCATGTTAGTGTACCACTTAGAGTGTTCCAAGCCTCTGAGGCTGATACTTGTTCCCATTGAACTGCAACTTGGGAGAACTCGATCGGGCTCAGATTTATGGTTAAAAATAATTCGTTGAATCTAGTGCTCCAACGCCAGCCTTCAACATAACCCTCAAACTGTTTAGTTGGGGCTATCTGGACAGGCAAGTCTGTTATTCGCATTGGCTGACCTACAAAAATGCCAAGCAAGGCATCTCGGTCTGCATCGTCAATGGCTGAGTTAGTCAATGGAAATGTAATGCTGTCGAATAAGGCTCTTGGATAAGATCTTAAAGATATAAACCGATCAGCTACATTTTGTGCATCGGTGGCATCGTGCAAGACTGTATTGATTGTTTCGCCTCGGTAACCAAATACCTCAATACTGTCTAAATCAATTGCACTCACCTGTGAACCAAAGTTGTTGCCATAATTCAGGAATACATCGTTGCGAACATCCGCACCCCTAGTCAAAACCTTTAATCCTGCTCCAAAGGCTGTGTTTGCTGAAATCTCTGTGTAGCCATTATTGGCAAGATAATTCTGTCTGTGTAAAGCATCGGCATATCCAATGCGACCTTCGTTGTCCTCATACAAAACACCAAATGCGCTATCCGCAATAAGGCTTGCAATGTTATAGACAGTATCTGGGTCTGCGCCTCGATTTGATATTTCATAAACTCCGGGGCGATCAATTTCCCCAAGTCCTAAGTTTTCAGCATTTGCCCAAGTAACTGTTGGGTCATATCCTGCCCATGTTTCAGCTGCCGGCACTTCATTCCAATTGTTCAAGAATAAATCAGCAAGCAATTCAAACATCTGGTCGCCATCATCATCTCTAGCCAATGTTCCGTCATAAATAACCTTGGGCAGTTTAGCCAATGAACCTAAAGCAATTATCGTATAAGTAAAAGTTTCTGCAATGCTACTTGCTGATGCAACCTCGGCTGTGATGTCTGTAATGTTGCCACCAAATAAAGTCCTAAAAACATTGGTGCTATCTTTGACCTGTAATGCTATTCCGTCATTAATTTGGAAATTGTAGTTTTCATTATTCAAAGCCACTAATGCGATTTGAATATAAGATGGGGTTGGTTGTGCGTAGATATCCTCACGCCCTGCTTGATGGGCAATATCGGAGATAGCGACATCGGTGTATTCCACACCATTGATGCTTAACTTATATTCAGGCGTAAAGACTGACATTATCTCGCTCTAGTGATGCCGCTGTTATAGAGTTGTGGAACTGATCTTGATGAACTCTGATTAATTACCTTAGCGACTGCCCTTGCAGCACCTTCGGAATCTACGGCTTGAACTGTGATGTTATTGACTGTTGTGCCAGCCCTTGCAGCACCTGATGCCAATTGAGCAGCTGTGGCAGTTTGAGCAGCAGCGGTTGCACCTGATGACGCAGCAGTTGATACTCCTGCACTTGCGCCTACTTGGCTAATGTTTGGTAAAACAGGAATTGCATTGTAAGCACTAATCAATCTATTAATTCCTGAAATAGCGTTATCAACAGCTGTTTGAATTGCAGATATAACTTTGCCAATAATATCAACAATTCCACCTGCAATAACTCCAATAGTCTTTAAGGCTGCCCCTAAACCAGTAACTAAAACAGGAATGATGACATCAGTTATGAATCGACCAAATGCATCAAATGCTTCTTGGTTGTCTTTAATGGCTTGCTTAATTGGATCAAAGTATGCAGCAAACTCTTGTAATTTAGGGACTACCTGATTAACAATAAGATCAACAAATTTTTCAACAAATGGAAGTAATCGATAACCAATTTCCTCTTGCGCTTCGGCAAAGGCTTGCTTTAATCGATCAATTCTGCCTTGGAATGTTTCAGCGTTTGCAGCTGCTGCGCCACCATAAAGATTGGTCAATGCCTTTGTAGTTTCGGTAAAGTCCATTGCCTTTAAATCGGCTTGGCTCAAACCAATTCCTAATCTAGCAAGTCTTGTGTCTTGTCCTTCGTAGGCTTTTGACAATGCCTCCACAACTGTGCCAAGCTCTTTTCCAGTTCCCTTTGATACATCAATTGCAAGGGTAAGCAGTTTTTGAGATTGGGTTACATCCTTAGTTGAAACAGACAATCTCTGGAATGATGCTCTCAATTCATTGTCGGTTATACCTGTGGCTAATTGTGTTTGTGTTATGTAATCCTCAGTTGCCTTTATTTGGGCATTTGTAGCCCCTGTGGCACTCTTTAGGGCAGCAGCTAATCTTAACTGTGCCTGTTCATCCTCGATGGCTGATTTGACCCCATCAACGGCTAATTTGACCCCATAGGCAGCAGCAGCTGCAGCAGCAACCGCAAAAGCAGCAGCAGCCTTTTTTCCAAATTCTGCAATCTTGCTGGCATTGGTTTCAACCGCTTTGTCGGCTTCGCCTAACTTCTTTTTTAAGTCATCAACATCGGCAAGGATTGATAACTTTAAGGTGCGATTACCGGTTGCCATTAGACCCATTCCTTAATAATGCGATTAAAACTTGCTTCCCACTTATTAATCAATTCAGGCTGAATTCTGCGAAGGGTTGGATAAATGAACCATCCTCGAGATCCACGACCTTGCCGTCCCGAATAACTAGGAAACTGTTTGAATTTATTTGAACCAAACTCAATGCCACCCCATAGGGTTTGCGTAGTAGCACCACCTGAAAACTTTTGTCTTGCGAATCCATAACGGAATTCACCAATTTTGCTTGACTTTGAGATGCTAACTCCGTCCGCAACTCTTTGCGCAACTTTGCCCGATTTTTCTCTGCCTCTAGCTGCTGACTTAATTTCCTCTGATGCAAAATACGCCAAAGCAGCAGATTGAGTTCTTGCTTCCTCTGTTGCTTGATCGTCCATAAGTTTGAAAGCCTTGTAAATATCACGCAGATCGGATTTGTTGTAGGCGATTGTTTCATTTGCCATTCCTTCGCTCCAATATCTCGATCGCTGTTAAAATGTCCTCTGCTTCAACCCATTCGCTCATTGGTATTTGAGTGCTTATCGCTAACTCAACCAATAATCGATTTAGGCTTCCTTCTGGATGACTTTTGGGTCTGCATCACCGACTATTACATCAGCGACAGTTTCCATCCAAATATCCATTGATTTGACGGGTTGTGATCCACCAAGTTCCCGCTTATGTGCATGATAAGCCAAAAACATAAGATCCCAAATACCCAACTTCTCAGATATTTGACCAATGATGTTTCCCGTCTGTTTCTCCCATTTCGCAAACTCAGGCGGTTGTGCAATGTATGTTGCTTGGTCGCCTGAGTTATATTCAATTGTAATTGGTAACTTCATTTGTTTGCTCCCGTTTTATTTTTTAACTAAAGGTTTCGGTTACTGCGCCCTTAGATACTGTGAATGTGAATGATACTGTCTGAGCATCAACACCTGAACCACCGGCAGTTGGAAACTCAGGCTTTACTGGAAACACAAATTGCGCTCCTGATGCAGCTGTAAGTGTCATGCTGATGTCTGTGTCGGGTGCAGTTTCAGCAGCAGCCCATAGAGCCTCGCAAACTGAGTTTGCCTTGCCC